ATCACTAACTTTCAATGGAAACTAGGTGGTGTAGATCCTCTCATCTTAGAGCAATTCGGTGCTTCAACTGTATCTGCTCACATGCTGCGTTTTGCAGGGTCTTATCAACGTGATGATACGGGCGAAATCGATGCTTATGAGATTGTCGTACGTGGACGTCATGAGGAACTTGATTCCGGTAATCAGAAAGCAGGTGATGACACTGAAACAACAATTAAAACCATCTGGAGCTATTACAAGCTCAGCATCAATGGTGTGGTTTATATCGAAATTGATATTCCATCAAACAAATTCATTGTTAAAGGCGTCGACCGCAACGCTGAACACATGAAGGCAATTGGCCATTAATCCTTTTCCTTACTCCGGTTGGTCTCAGCCGGAGTCTTTTTAATTCTTTTTAGGACAGATCATGAATACTCAAAACCAAAACACTGAGATTGAAACTCAACCAACAGAACTAGAAGTTCAACAAGCTGAAAATCAAAAGGCGATTAACCCGGATGTCGAAGTAATTTATTTAGATAAACCCCTAAAAATGGGTTCAATGGAAATTACCCAATTAGACATTCGTAAGCCAAACGTGATGGCCCTTCAGGGTGTGAAAATCACAGATTTGATTCAAGGTGACGTAACAGCAATTTGTACTGTTATCCCACGCGTATCGAGTCCGACTTTAACTAAAGCACAGATTAATCAACTTGAACCTTCGGATCTTGCACAGATTGGAGCTGCGTTAATGCTTTTTTTGCAACCGAGTTCAGTACGTGTATCAATCTTACAGCAACAGTAGATGATGCCATTGCCAATATCGCGGTGATCTTTCACTGGCCACCGCAAACCTATACAAACATGTCCTTATCAGAACTGATGCAATGGCATCAAAAAGCCATTGAAAGAAATGGAAATGATGCTGAATGAAACAACTTAAACTCGAAGTTATCTTCGGTTCTCAAGACAAACTCAGTCCCGCCCTTAAAATCCTCTCTGGCAATAGCAATGCTGCTGCCAGAGCACTGAAGCAGACCAAAGATCAGGTTAAGAGCCTAGAATCACAATTAGCCAAAATCGATAGCTTTGAGAAACAGAAAGCAGCCGTTCAACAGAGCAGTCTTGCATTAAAAAATATGCAGGAACATGTGAAGCATTTGAAGGCTGAAATTGCTCAGAACCCGACTAATCACTTGGCTAGTTCACTAGAAAAAACTCAGCAACAACTGAAGGCGACTGAAGCTGCAAAAAAACAGCTAGACGCCCAGCTCAAGCGTATCGATGGGTTTAGACAACAAAAGCAAGCAGCACTAGAAACAACAAAAAGTTATCAGGCTGTACAAACCCGGATTGCTGATTTAAAGCGTCAAATGGACACACAGCCAAGCAAGAAACTGACCCAAGATTTTAACCGGGCATCACGTGAAGCTGAGCAACTGAAGAACCGTATTAATGAGCAGGGGATCGCTCTACAACGTGCACGTGCTGAACTCAGTCAATATGGTATTAGTACCAAAAATCTAAGTAATGAACACATCCGGGTACGTCGTGAGATTGAGCACTCAAATCAAACTATAGATAAGCAAAAGCAGAGCCTTCGCGAACTTAAAGACGAGCATAAAAAAAGCCAAGCGTCTTTAAAAGGTCTAACTCAGCAGCTCTCCAGTAGCGAACGCGAAGTCGGAAAACTAACGGCTGAATATGACAAACAAAAACAGCATTTAAAGAATTTAACCCGGGAGTTAGATCAATCTGGTTTGTCCGTAAATCAACTCGGATCACATCAAAAAAAATTAAGAGAACGTTTATCTGGGACAACGTCCGAAATCGACAAGCAACAGCGTCAAATGGCCCAATTAAACCGGGTACAGCAAAATTATCAGAAGGTTCAGCAACACTCACGCACAGCCATGATTTATGGAGCCGGGATAACTGCAGCTGGAGCTACTACGCTGTACTCGATGAGAAAGCCTATTGAAGAAAATAAAAAGGTTGAGATTGAACAAAACAGAATTGGCGCACTTGGGCTAGGGCAACACGCTACCAAAGAAGCAACCGATTACGCGAAAGCAATGAAAACGTTTGGTACAAGTACATTCGATAATTTGCAACTGGTACGTGACGGTATTACAGCTTTTGCTGATGTTCATCATGCAAAATTTGCGGCTCCAATGCTTGCAAAAATGAAGTTTTCCAACGAAGCGATGTTCGGAAATGAACATGGCCAAGAGAACGAACGAAAGTTCATGGACATGCTTAAAGTCATTGAATTACGCAATGGCTTAAAGAGTGAAGCGGCATTTAAAGAACAAGCGAATATCATTCAACAGGTCATCACGGCCACGGGTGGACGTGTACAAGCTGGGGAATGGCTAAATGCTATTAAAACGGGTGGTGTAGCTGTAAAAGGCTTAACGAATGAAGCGTTCTACTACAAGATGGAACCAATTGTTCAGGAACTTGGTGGCCATCGCTTCGGTACGTCGGCTATGTCTGCATATCAAAATATTTATCAAGGCCGAACAACCAAACGAGACGCAAATAATTTGATGGATTTAGGTCTAATCGCGGATCAAAGCAAAGTTTCACACGATAAAGCTGGCCAAGTGTCATTTTTAAACCCGGGAGCACTTAAAGGCGCTGATCTGTTCAAGAAAGACCAGTTCGAATGGATGGAAAAAGTTCTATTACCAGCTTTTGCTCAAAAGGGAATTACGTCAAAAGATCAGGTCCACGATGCTATCGGCAGTATTTTTACAAACCGTAATGCATCAAACCTCTTTACGACTATGTACGACCAGTGCGAAGCTCAACGCTGGGGCCGATAATATTGAGCAATTGAATGACAAAGCAAAAAACACCACAACAGGTAAAGAATTAGAAGCCAGAGCCAAGTTACACGACGCATATCTTAACTTTGGCCAAAGTATTTTGCCGATCTATACCAAAGCAATTGAAGTGGCCACCAGTGCCTTAAAAAACTTCAATATGTGGATGCAGCAGAACCCAACACTGGCAAAAATGCTTGGAGCCGGGTTACTTGTTATCGCAACCTCATTAGTGGCCATTGGCGGGGCATTAGTGGTGTTTTCACCGCTTATTTTAAGTATGTTGAGTCTAAGGCTCATGATGGCCACAGTGGGGGCAACAGGTAGTTCTCTCGGCTTCGTTTTTAAAATGCTTACTGGCCCCGTGGGTCTATTACAAAAAGGATTTGCAATTTTAGGAAGTTCGGTACTTTGGTTAGGACGTTTGTTTATGACCAATCCAATTTTATTGGCCGTGACTGCTATTGCAGCAGCAGCTTATCTGATTTATCAAAATTGGGGTGCAATTACTGGTTTCTTCAGCGGGGTATGGAATAGCGTAAAACA